CCATTGCACTTCCAAGTCCACGCAACAAAATTAGCAGAGCTATTGTTATAAACAGCATCAGAACCTACAGTAAAACCATCAGTTCCAAAAGCAGTTAATCCATTACTGTCTGTTGCTTCTGCTACATTAGTATTTGCTTCTAATGATTTAGTTACACCTCTGCTACTATCTGTAAGTTTATGGTCTTGAGCAGCACCTGTATCTTTAATCCAGACTAGGTCAGGTTTATAGCCCAAGCCACTTCTTGCGTTACTAGAACCTGTTCCAGTATAAGAAATTACATTACAGTTTTTAATTCCATAGTTTTCGTCAGTTTGTGCAGGGTCAATACCTGCGTTTATAGTCATATCTTTTGAAGTCAATCCTTTAAAGCCTGAAGGTGGAGTATAACTCCAACTATCTGCGTCTGGCCTTAAAACTGATGTAGTGCCAGAACCTCCTCCAACTGTTCTTGATAGTGCAGGAAAAAAATAATATCCTGATAAAGTTAAACCTGATGCTTCAGTAACTGGGTTGCCAACAACATTAGCATTATTCTTTCTTACATATAATTTGTTATCTTTAATAAACCACCCTAATATATCTCCATCAGCAAATGTTCCATAACTAGTATCATTAGAAGTTTCTATAAAAAAACTACCACTATCGTAACTTCTCCACATCCAAGAACCAGAACGTTGGTGTATTTGACCATTCATTAATTGGTTATGTCTATTTTCTACAACAATTCCTAGAGTTAAAGCTCCACTACCTGTTCCTGTTGCTACTGTTTCAAAGTAAAAACCATCTGTATCTGTTACTATTCCTCCAATAGTTCCTGTAGTTCTAGGGTCTGCACCTGTCATAGCACATGTTAAATTTCCATCAGTAAAGGTTGTAGCTCCTCCATCATTACTGGTATTTAAAGGATTCCATGTACAAAAATTTCCTGATGATGCCATTATTTAATCTCCAAAAGTTGGCGAATCTAAAACTTTATGGTCTGTTCCTAAAGTTCCTGATACGGTTGTCCAGTCATTACTATTTCCTGATACGTCATGACCCAAATCTGAAGAATTTGCAAAATCTAGCCTAAACCCATTAGTTCCATACGTAGTTCCTGTAGGTGAAATAGGTTGCCATACACCATTGAAACTTTCTCCAAATTGGTCTGGTCCATAGGATTGCCCATCAGCAAAATTTACTTCTGCTAAATAGGCATCTAAATCATAGTTTGCACCACTTAATGCACCTATATAATGCGTATCTCCATTAGTATTAAATCTACTCATATTACCTGTTGGTTCATTTGTGGTAACTCGTTCTCTTAAAACACCATTCACATAATATCTTATTTTAGTAGCTGCTGATTCACCTGTGTCTACTCTTACAACTAAATGATACCAAGCATTAGTATCGTAATAATATCCTGCTATTCTATCATCTCCAGTATCAGAACCACCTCCTGCACCTGATAATCCATACCAATTAATTCTATCTCTATTGTTTAACCCTCCAGAAGTCCCACTATCAGACTCAAATCCAAAAGCTGCTCCACCTCCACCAAATCCTGTACCTCTACCAATAATATTTTGCGATACTGTATTACCACCATTGTTGTGTGTCAGACTTCTTTTAATCCAACAACTAAAGGTAAACTTAGCTAAGTTAGATGATGTGCCAAAACTTCTACTCAGACTGTCATTAGAAGCTGCTGTAAATCGGCAAGATTGTTCTATTTGGAATGGATAAACTCCACCACCACCTGATGCTGATTTTTGCCATAATTCACTACTAAACATAGTTATCCAAAGTTAAGTTGAGGCGCACCTAAAAGAATGCTGTTATCTGCTTTAATAAAATATGGTACAATATCGTAATCATTATTAGCTGAACTTAATGTTAATCCAGCTGCTTCTGCTGTTTCATAATCTCCATGTAAGCTAACTGTACCTGCACTACTAGAACTAGGTTGTATAAATATTATAATACCACTTTGTCCAACTTGTGATGCTTCTGTTGTTACTGCTGCTAAAGTATTAGAGCCTGAAGCTAAAGTTATGATAAAGTTCTGGTATGTATCATAGTCTAAAACACCACTTGTAGCCGATAATGCTGCTGTATAAGTACTTGGCACTTGTGCTTTAGTAAATGTATTTTGAACTGTTTTTTGAACTACTGTAGAATCTATGGCTACTGTTACTGTATCAGTTGCACCTACTACAGTATCTATACCTGTACCACCTGCTACATCTACTGTATTACCATCATTAATAGTTTGGTTACTACCACTATCACCAGTAAGAGTAAATGAACTCATAGAACCTGCTGATGTACCTAATTGTGATAACATTTGAAAAGATGTACCATCATAGATTACAGATACAATTGCATCTTCTTCTATATCACCAGCTGCAATATTTTGGTCATTTTTCTTTTTTATGTTTTTTGTACCAAGTGCATTTACATTTAAAGTTGAAGCACCACTAGATGCGTTACCTGCTTTGAAATGAAATACTTGCCCTGCTACATAAGCAGTTACTGCTGGTGTTAGAGCTATTGCATAAGCATTTGCACTACCTGTATCGTTAGATTGGAATATTAATCCACCATCTTGTATCTGCCCAGCATTTATGCCATCTGTATGTGCTGTACCATCAGCTAATGAACTAATCTTTTGACTGCCCATATTTAAAGCACCAGTCATAGCATTAGAGCCATCTTTGTTAATAGCTTGGTTTAATCCTGTTGCTATATCTTGGTCGTGTGTATCGTGCCTATCTGCAACAATCTTTGTTCCTGCATCTCTGTTACTTTGCCAAATAGATGTACCTGTAAATACACCATCTGATCTTGTATATGTTCCTCCTGACCAACCCATTTTTTATTCTCCTTTTTTAGTTTTACTGTATTTTAGTTTATTAATCAAATTATTTTAATCCCATATTTAATGATCTAAAAGGTGCTTTAATATTTCCACCTGTAATCTGACTTAAAACATTACTTTCATCTGTTGCTAATACAGAAGCTGCACTAGGACTAAATGGTATTTTACTTATAATCGCTAGTAATTCAGGATATAAAACTGCTAATTCTTTTAAAGAAGCTCCCATATCTAATTGTTTTTTTATTAGTTGCAGTTGTTCTGGTTTTTTAGCAGTTGTTAATAAAATTCTAGTCATTTCTTTATTTATTGTTCTAATTCTTGTGTTATCTAATGTTTGAGCTTCTTTATTTAATACCTTTCCTATTAGTTGTGTAAGTGTATTATTAACTGCGTAATCATCTCCTTTATCCATAATTTTTTTATTAAAATTTGTTCTTACTGCTGTAGCTGAATTTCCTAATACTGTTTGAGCAGTTTGAGCAATTGTAATTTCATCAGTTAATTTACCCCAAAATTGTTCAAATGATTCATCTGTACCGCCCCAAGTTAATTTTAATAATCTTTTATCATTTACACTTTTACTAATAGCATTAGCTATATTAGTGTTAGTTCCTTTGTTTTCTATTAAATCTATATATGCGTTTATAGCACCTAATCTAAAACTCTTTTTTTCTGAATTACTCATCTTGTTTACTATATCTAATAATTCACTATATTCGTATTTTTTGCTTTTTATATTTCTTCCATAGTCTAAAGCATCTAGTATAGCAACATCTCCTGACCACTCATTTCTAGCTTTTTTATAAGCAGGATTTTGTGCATCAATTATATCTAAAAGTAAATTTTTATTATTTGTAATAGAAGCTATTTGTTTTTTTCCTAATGATCTATCTGCTCCTTTACCTTGAAATATAATTTCATCATAACCTTCTTTAATTGATTGTAATATTCTTGTAGGTAATTTATTTATTACTTTTCCTTTACTATTTACTATTCTAGTTACACCATTCACTATTGCTATATTAAAATCACCAAATCTTTTTCCATCTTCTTTAGCTTGTATTTTTGCAGAATTAAATGCTTTTTGAAATGATGGCCTATTTATTAAATCATTAATACTAAAAATTTCGTCTCCTTTTTGAATTGTAGTATTCAAGTCTATTCTATTTTTTTTACCATTATAAGCTACATTGTAAAATCTATCTCCTTTTCTTTTCATAGTGCTTTGTAATGCTTTAAATTCATCTATCCAAGAGCCACTTTTTACATTATCAAATAAATGATACAACCTTTTTATTTTACCTTGATTTCTCTCTATTAAAAAATCTTTTGCTTGTTTAGAACCTGGCCCTGGTAATGCATTTATAACAGATAATAATTGAGTAGGGTTATTACCTAAATCTGCCATTGTAAAATTTGAATTTTTTTTCTTCATTAAAATTTCTATTGCTTTACTAGGTGTTAAATTTTCATCCTTTAATGCTTCATTTATAAAATCTCTAGCTTGTTTAATTCCTAATCTTTTAGGATTAGGTGGAAATATATATTTTTTTAATGTACCTGATATTATATCACTTCCTACTTTACCTGCTACACCTAATCCTACTCCAGCTATTAAATTTAAAGGACTACTACTAATTCTATTAGCCATATTATCTTCACCTCTATTTATACCTCCTACTACTGATAAACCTCCACCTGAAGCACCTGCTTGTCTAAGAGATTTAGGGTTTATTATAGTTCTCGCAAGGTTACCAATGGTTTGTGTTAATTTAGGCCCAGCAGACGGACTAATCCTAGAAGCAGCTGCTAATGGCAATATAGCACCTGTGGTATTAAGTAAAAAAGATTTTACTGGGTTGTTTTTTGTGTAAGTTTCTAAATTTTTTCTTTGTAATGCTAGTGCTAAATCTCTATTACTAGGAGGTTCAAAACCACTTCTCTCTTGCTCTTTTAATTGATTTTGCGATACTAAAGCATCTGATAAAATATTTGTTCTACTTCTAGGCACTGTATATGATGTAATTTCTTCACTTGGTATTCCTACTTCTTGTAATCCTTGTAAAATTTGCCCTAATGCACCACTTGAAGTAAAATCTTCTTTTTGTATAGCTTGTAATATTTTTTCTTCTTCATCTGTTCTATTTTCTTTAGAAGATAATTTATTTTCTATATTAAATAATCTTTTTCTAATTTCTTTACTAGATAATTCTGCCATTAGTTATCCTCATCATATATTTTATCATAAATAGTTTGTGCTTTTTTTTGTGCTTCTTCTGCTGTTTTAATCATCATATCTATTGTTTCTATATTTACTCCCCAAGTACTTGGTCTTAGTACACCTGATGCCTGTGTTATTTTATCTCCTTCTGCGTTAGATAAAGAACCCATTTGAGCAGAACCAGTTGGTGATTGTTGTTTCATTGCTGCAAAATTACCTAAAAATGCTACAGCTTGTAATTGTTTAATTTGTTGTATATAAAGATCAGATGGACTTCCTTTAATTACAGAAGCTACACTTATAGTTTGAGGACTTATATTCATATTTTTCATTTGATCTTCATATTGTAATAACTTAGCTTTAGTATTTTTTAATGCCTCAACAGCATTTTTAAAAGTATCTATTACAAATACATCTGTTTGTTGTTTTTTGATTTGTACAGCTTTATCTTCTTCAATTTTTAATTTTTTTGCTTCGTTATCTAATTTTTCTTTTTCTGATAATTCTGGTGTTACTACAGTATTTGCGTCATCAATATTATTATTTATATTATCTTGCTGTAAAGAATCTATTATATCAAATGTAGTATTATCTTGATTACTATTATTGTCTATAATATTTATATCATCTTCTATAATATTTATATTATTATCTGTAACTATTTTATCATATAGATCACTTGCAGTTTTAACTACTTTTTTATAATCATATGGCCGACCACCTGCACTCGTTTTAGAAATAACATCTGTTGCGAATTTTTCCACAAACTTTTGTTTATTTGTTATTGTTGATGTTGTGCTTAATCCTGTTAAGTCAGTTATACTATTTCCTTTTAAATCTGTATAATTAACAAAACTACCTCTATCATCTGTTTTCATTAATACTGGTACTGCTTCCTCTCCTCTATATAAAGTAACAGGTGTAAGTGTTCCCTGTTTTTGTCTTTTATATAAATCTAAATCATCTGAAGATATCCCAACATCTGCCATAGCTTGGTTTTTATTTTCTATTTTATAAGCATCTATAGCACCATTTACAAACCTATCTAAAAAACTAGAATCTTTGCCCACTTCTACACTAGAAGGTACTGATTGTGGTGTAACTTGTATTTGATTATTAACTATACTACCTTCTGCTGGGCCACCAGTCATTTGCCTTACTTGCCCTGTTTCATCAAAATATTTATTGTCTGGTAATTGTTCATTTAGTGCATTTTGTTTTAATAAATCTACAATTTGATTTTCTTGAGCTTGTAAATTTTTTGCTTCTTTTATATTTGATCTTGCTGTTACACCTTTTAATATTTGTGATGTTAAAGTTCCAATAGGAAAATTACCGCCATATGCTTCTGCTGCATACTGACCTGCGGTGGTACTCATTGCTGCCTGTGAATCTCTTGCTGCTTGTCTTAACAACTCTTCTACTAATGGATTTCTTTGTCTGTTAGCAAATGGGTTACTTGTTACTGCCATATTACACTCTTTCCATGTTTATATCTAACTGGTTATAATCTACCATCATGTGTCCAAAGATATTTTCAGATACTGCTGATGGTTTTACTTTTTTAACTTCTTGTGCCATTACACCAGTGTATTTTTGTGGTGACCAATTATACTCAAACTCATATACATTTAATCCAGATTTAGATTTAGATTTGTATTTAATATTTTTCTTTAATCTTCTGTCTGATTTTGATATTCCAGCAGCAGCTATATCTCCAACTGCTTTCATTTTAGCTCCATATCCTGCTATTTGATTTCCATATATATTTGTATCATAAGCACCTTGTTGTTGTGTAGCTGCAAAGATTGGCGGTGGAGCTATACTTGTTGCAGGTACATCTAATCCTGTTGTAGCTATACTAGGAGGAGGAGCTGCTTGTCCTGATAAAGTAGCAATTTCACTAAGTGGTTGACTTCTACTTAGTAAGTAATCACTCAATTGTCTGTCTCTAATTCTTTCTTGTTCTCCTACTAATCCTTGTCCTTCACCTAATTGATAACTACGCATACCTGTAGCTCTTCCTAATTGAGCATCAGCGAGTGCTTGTCCTTCTCTAATAGATTCACTAGCTAACCCTCTTAATGTATCTTGGTGGCTCATTCTAATCTCTGCAAGTGCATTATTATGTGCTACTGAGCCTTCAGGTATGCCTGCGTTAATTAATCGTGTTTGTAGGTCTATAACTTCTTGTTGTTGTTGAGGTTGTATTCTTGATAATGCTCTGTTATAATAATCGCCTTCTACTCTTGTTGCATAACTATTTATATCTTCCATTGTAGGTAACGCAGTCAAACCACTTCTATCCATAAGACCAGGTTGTGCTGATAATCCAGATAATGAAAATGTATCTTGTGGTAATCCTGATAAATAATTACTAGCTGTATCTAAATATTTATCAGTAATACCTACTTGTTTTTGTCTTTGTGTTTCATATTCAGGAGCTAAACTATAAGTTTGTGCAAATCTATCGTTACCTAAATCTGTTACTAATGTTTGGTCATAAGGAGAAAATACATCAGGTCTATTCATTCTACCTTCTACTCTAGCTGTCTCTACATTAGCATTTCCTTGAGCCGTAGCTGCACCTGCATAATCTGGTGCTGGTGGTGGTGATGGAGATTTAAATAAATTTCCTACAAATGCCATTATACTTCCTTCCTTAATAAGACTGCTTGTTTTTTATAACCTTTTAATGCTTTTTCCCAACCCATTCTTCCTAGAATGTCAACATATTTATATTTCTTTTCTTTAGCATAAGTTATAATCTTTTTTTCTAACTTTTTCAAACTATTTAATTCTCCTCCTGCTAAACCTATACGGAGTGCATCTTGATAATCTGCTGTAATAACTACACTTTGTTCGTCCATAAATATTTGGTATGTTCCATCATCAATACCTTTTTCTATATTTTCTTTTGTTAGATTTTCTCCAATAGTTGTCGCTGGTTCTAACAGTTTCCATACTTTGTCTGTAAGCATCATAAACCTACTCCTTTTTCATAATAAATATCTACACTATGCCATTTAATACTTTGTGCTTGTGTACTAGTTTGTATTCGTATTGCTGCGTTCCAACCTATATCGGCAACACTTCTCCATACTAATTGTGATGAAATACTACCTGCCCATTCTGCTACATCCCAAGTTGCTGTATCCCATTCTGCTCCTGTAGTAGTAGCACTAGATGGTGTATAAGTAGATGTGCCATCATTAAAGTCTACATCAAATCCTATACTAACTGGTAAATTTGCATCTGATGATACAATGGGTCGTATAGCTGTAAATCTTTTAGATGTACCTCTCCCACCATAATATACAAATGCTGTTTTTGCATTACCTTGTATTTGTACCCCTGCATCACTTAATCCATTATCTGCTTTATATACTTTGGTACTGCCACCAAAATATAAATCACCATTTAATAAACCCCAACAGTAGGCATCTTGTCCTGTAAATCTACCCCATGCACCTGTGGATAAGTTTACTACAAATTGCACAAACTCACCTGATACACCATTAGGTACATTAAATAAACCAAATTGTCCTTTAGGATAGATTAATGCTTCCCAACCAAAGGTAGATTTAAAATTAGTTACTGCTGTTAATATACTACCACTTATTTTATCTGATATTGCTTTAGAATAATTTGATTCATTTTCTGCATACATTTGTGTTAATGGCACATAACCAGATTCTGTAATAACAATTAACTCTGGTCCTACATTAACAATACATCTTTTACCTATAGGTCTTGCTATTTTAAATACACCCACTAAAGACCATTTAGTAGCATCACTAGGGTCAGTTCCTTGATACACAGCTACTTCACCTTCTGATGTTATAAATGCTATGTAGTCATCTGAACCAGAACCACCATCTCTAGTTAAGCTACCAGCTGCTACTAATTTACCACCAAAGTTAAATACACTTCCTAATGGAAATGTAGATACTGTTCCTGCTACTGCATTGATAGGTAAGTATGCAAAACTCAAACTATTATTTACTATAAAGAATAATCGTTCTTTAAATACTGTTACATTGTTTATGGTAGAGCCTGTTACTCCACTTAAAGAAGGTGTTGCCCATGCACTACCATTATAATGTCTTGGAGCATCAGCACCATTTACTATAAACAGAAATGAACCTCCTGATGTAGTAAAATTAACGTGTTGAAATTGCACATTAGATAAACTGGTTACTACAGCACTTCCTACACTACCAGAACTTGTTACATCATAAATAGCATTATTACTAGCAGCAAAAAGTTTATTAGCACTAGGAGATTGGTATGTTAATAAACTTTGTACCGTGCTAGGTAAACCAGTTACATGGTTTATATATCCTTTTCTTAAACTAACATCTGTAGAACCAGGAAAGAAATTATCTAATCGTATAGCATCAGTTTGTGGCATCAAGTCCACAGCATCTCTTGTGTTTAATCCACCAATAGGTGCAGATTGAGATGTACTCTCTCCTGTAGGATTAAAAACTGCCATTACTTATATTCCTCATCAAATATTTCTTTTAAATATTTATTACTATTGTTTGGAAAATAACCAAACTCATTTACATCATTTCCATCCCAATACAAATCTTTAACTTTGACTTTCATTTCTAATATTTTTCCAACATCATTACCTTTAGGTCCATAACCACTAACACCATGTAACTCTGCATATTTTTTACTTAAAGTTACAAAATCTCCTTCATTAATATTTGTTATATTATCTTCATCAGGAACAGCTCTATAAATACTAACTTCCCTATCTGGATTATTTTTTGCTTTTGTAATAATATTATAACTTTCATTGTTAGCTATTCCATATTCATCATCTTTAAATCTAGGACCAGGAGCATAAATCTGCTTACCTTTTGTTGTATAAAAATCATCAGGATAACCAGCTTGTTCTCCATTTACATCTTTTGTTAAATTATCTAATCTTATTGGGTTTTCATCCATTGGTCCTTTTGCTTGGTGTTGAACTCTATAACTTGTATCAATTTCATTTTTTTTAATTATTTTTGTACTTTCTTCTGGGTCGTACCCATATTGATTTATTCTATTTAATTTTCTATTTTTTGCAATATTAGCTTTTTTATCGTCAAAAGATGATATATTGTTTTTATCAAAATAATTTTCTTCTGTTCTTATTGTAGGTATATCTATATTATCTTCTAATATTTGTATTTCTGAAGATGTATCATTTTTAGGAATAAAAACATCAGTTATATCATAATTTTCTTCATTATTTTTTCGAAAATTAGCTAATATTTGTTTTCCTGTTTTACTTTGTAAGATTAGTTTTCCACCTTTTGATAATCCTTTAATTACAAATCCAGCACCTAATAATAATGGAGCTAATGGCCCTGCTACTGCACTACCTAACATTAGTCCTTCACCTACTGCTCCAGTTCCTGTTAATAATGTTTCTGCTCCTTTTACTAAACCTTCAGTAGTTTTACCTTGTCTTAATAAATCTACTGTAGTATTAAATTGGTCTCTATAAGATGGTGTATATCCTTGACCTTTCATTACATCAGCTCTATAACCTAATGCTTCTGCTGTAGAGCTTCCTAATAAAAAATCACCTGCCGTTTGACCACTAAATTTTAAAGCATCAGTAAAAAATTTATTTTTAGGTTTAGGTAAGTTTTGATTTCCTACACCATATTTCAAAGACCTAGCTTGATTATTTATAGGTTGGCTATTTCTTAATGTATTAGCTATCATTTGTTTTTGTTCTTCTTCATCTATAATCATGTTGTTTTCTTTTTATAACCTGAAGCATATATTGCTTTTGCTTGTTTATTAGCCTTTGTTTTAGTTTTATATACTTTTCCTTTTGTTCCAAACCTATAACCACCCTTTACTTTTTTAACAGGCACTACCTAATTCCTAACATTTTTGCTAATACATCTAATGGTAATTCTTTTAACCTATTTACTAATATATCTTTACTTTTAAGAGGGTCTGAAATTATATCTACACCGCTTGGTAAAGGCATACTATCTTGAGACATACCCATTTCATTTAGTCTATCTCTAAATGGATTTGTTCCTACTTCAGGAACTGTACTTATACCCATGTCTTTTTGCTCATATCCAAAACCACCACCAACATTATTAGAATTCATATTAGGTTGTGCAGGTTGTTGTGTTATACCCATAGCTCTACTTAATACAGTTCCTTCTGGGTTATAATCACTATCAATTAAACTTCTAGTAGCATCTTGAAAAGAACCAAACTCAGGTCTATCACCTAAAGCCTGATCTAACATATCTTCTCTTATAGCCTTTCTTCTAAGCTCATTAGCTAGTCTTTGTTTTTCTTCTTCATCCATAACTCACCTTTATAATTAAAGTGAGAAGTTTCCTTCTGGTTCGTTAACAGGTAGATATAATCTATTTGGTCCTGCCATACGAATGATTTGCTTCGCACCATCTTTGGATTGCTTTTCTGTTAATTTCAGTCTATATTCTTGAAACTGATTATCATAAGGCAAACCCTTTTGTTTTAAAAATCTCCATATTACACCAAGTGTAATTAAGTCTTCGTCTAATACTGTGGTATTAGCATCTGCTGCAAAGCTAGTTGCGTTAGCTGTTGAGCCAGATGTTATTGCCCAGTTTTTACCTATGTATTCAAAAAACACAGATTCTCCTGATGGGGGAGCTGGGTGAAATAATAATGCATTACCTCTTATTCTAAAGTAATTTGTTATACCACTACTAACACTTGCTTTTAGTCTTTGCCATTGTGCGTTGTTAAGTGGTCCGTAATACTTTCTATCTGTGGTTCTGTTCCACATAGTATCGTTACTAAATCTTAAAAAATCAGAAGCTATAGTACTCATATCTCCTTGCGATTCTGCTGCAAGTGTTGTATGTGCTTCTTCTTTAATTAATGTTTGCCAATCATATCCTGCAACAAGGTTTTTACCTTCTCTATTGGCAGCTGCTAATAATTGTATATTTGTAGTATCAGTACTACCTACTACAGTAGAAGGAGAGGGTACTCCTATCTCATTAGCTGCATCTTGGCATATGGTTAATAAACTCATTCTTTACCTACTATTAATTGTGGTTTAATATCATGTTCTTGTGCTAAATAATTTCTAGCTTGTTTTCTGCAATCTAATACATCTTTGCCTAATCCATGACAAGCACCGTCAGATAAGTCTGCTAGTTGTTCTATAGAACTAATACCTTCTAGCTCAAAGAATTTTATTTTACTTTTATTAATTGTTTTTAATTTACTTATAGGAGTTGCTTTTGGTATTGGTTTTTTAGTTTTATAATATGCGTTATATTCAGCAGGAAAACTTTTTTTTATTTCTTCTTCTTTTTCAGTCATTTTATATATAACAGTATTAGGGTCTCCAATAATTTTCATTTCTACTAAGTCTTGTCTTCCATCTGCACTCTTAAATATGTTTACTCTTAAATTACCCATGTTACCTCCTGTTTGTGTGGGGGAATCTCACCCCCACGATTATAATGCTTTAACCTGCAAATTGACAAGCAATTATTTTAGCTGAAGCATCTATAGCAAATGCACACACTGGGTCTGTAACAGCATTACTTAAATCTAATTTGCCATCAGAAGAACCCACAGGTGTTAATGCTTGACCATCTGCACCTGCTGTTAATGCAATAGAAAGTGTTGCTGTTCCACCTATCTGTATCCAACAATATTGTCCGTCTGTTGGAGCAGATTGTAAAACACCAGCACCTAAATTTGCTGAATCAGATAAATCACTTGTTACTACATTTACAGCACCTGCTGAAGCACCTGATGGTGCATAGTAATAAGCAACTTGTCCACTTACTGCTGCAACACTTCCTGCACCAGTATCGTATTGAACATACTTGAAGGTGTTTCCAGCTGCATCCATGCCTTTTTGACCGACTAGGAAAGTAGCAGAATCACTAACTTCAGTTTTGTCCATTCCAGTAATATAAGCCATAATTTTTTCTCCTTTATATTATGCTTGTATAACGCCTTGTCTTGCTCTGTTTGAACAGGTCATATTTCCTGCCCATACTACAGGCAATACCATAGCGTCTTGATTAACAGAAGCCTTCTCGCCTAAAGGAGAGAATTCTCTACCTTGAGCTGGTCGAAGGAATAAATAGTCCGAGTTCAGCATATACATCTTATTTGCTGGACATTGGTCATCATAGTAGACAGGTGCATCCATGAACATTAAGTTCATAAATCCAGCACTTGCATTGTCATCACTTGTAAATCTTTGATTGGTCTGTAAAGAAGCCCAATAAAATTGAAAGAAATTAGTGTCTGCTACGATAACGTCAGGGTGGTCTGCACCTCTAACTGTACTTAACCATAGTGTGTTCATAGCTGTTTGTATAGTTGTAGCACCTGGAGTTGCACTCTCATCACTAAAATCATACACTTTGTTTTTCCAGAATGTGTAAGTGCCTGCGTTAATACCACCAACTGTATTTGTTGGAGTACCAGCTACTAACAATTGTAATCCACCTAGTTCTTTTCCATCAGTACCTGTGCCAGCTGCATATAAGCCACTAGCCATAGTATTTTTTAGAGTTTTTTCTAAGTTTCTTACTCTTGATTTAAGTAAGTTAAAGATTGCTTCTTTACCA